TATGTATGTAACGGACGAATACAAGGTGTATATAAGTGGACAAAGATATCGTGAGGGTTGAGTGCGCCAGAATAATACAGAAATTAAAAGAAGAGTACGCTAGAAAGAGCAGTGCTTATGGAGATACGTGTGAGTGGGTCTCTGTTAATATTACCGACTCTAGAGATAAAAAGAACATAGTCAGTCGAAGAGAAATATACTATAAGGACTGTCTTATTGAGTACCAACCGACACTGATGATTTTCACTATTTACAAGAGTGACGGATTAGATCCCTTAACAGGAGTACATCAAGGTAGTTTTTATGATATTTCTTTGTGTGTAAAAGTTTACTTAAAAGAAATCTTTGGGTCTCCTAACTTGGATTTTCTTCGGCACGTATTATTTCTAACAGATGCAGATATACGTGATGTTTCCGATGCAGTAGCCGTAGACATAGATACATGGTGTACAAACATAGATGACGTATTTAAAGCATTGAGCTAGCAGAGCACACAAAGCTTAAATTCGTGTATAGTGGCTTGCATTCCCTCGAAACTTTTCTATCTTGGACAGGTCTCATCACTTCGACATGAACTTTCAGTTTTGCCTCCAAGGAGTCCCACTTGAGTCTTCCGAAGCTTCGGCACTCATAGACGCGACCCGCAACGGGCGCAAGAATCCTATTTCAATTGAGCTGACTAATTTAATTGACTTCGGAAAGGTAGACAGCAAGCGCCTCTTTGACTTGGCTGTCGAAACCAACAACAAAGAGCTAGCTTCTGTGGCATGGAAAGTTTCTGTCGAACAGAGGCTAACTCAGACGAAGTTCATTCGTAGGGATCCAGTAAAGCTGAGCGTTGTAAGCTCTCCAAGCAAACTCAACTATGTTGAGAATCTCATAGAGACACTGGTGAAGTCCAATACTTACTCCCATGCCGGTGCTGCGATGTTACTGCAGGCAGCAAGTCAGAAAGAGTGGGTGACTATCCGAGAGACTGCACTGCTATTCGCAAATACGATGTGGGACAATAAAGAAGTTCCTAGGGACTCTAAGTTCTTCCGTGGATTTATTCCCACGCGGGAGGGGCTCACGACGCTGGACCTGGGCACCGGTGTTTCCCGTAAGGACACCTTCCATGTGTCGCCTATCTACATCGGGCTCAGGGAGGGCTTGCTGCTCTGCCTGCGTGAAGGTCTGGTAGAGCAGCGTAAGGTGCTCTCCACGGGGGCGGTGAATAAGAAAGGGAAGCCTGTGCCCTCCAACGTCAGTAAAATGCAGCGGGTGTACTACAAGGTCAAGCTGACGGGCCGCGGTCAGGAGCTGTGCGATAAATGGGGAGATATGGATCTCTACATTTCCCAGCAATTCTCTCATCAGGTTGCAAGCTGACTTAAGGTTTGAATCCGTGTAGAGTGCGTCATCGAGAGATGGCGCACATTTTTTTACCTAAAAAAATGGACTTGGTTTTTGTCGATACGAATGAAAAATGTGTCGATGCTCTACGAGAGCTGCAAAAGTACGAAAAGATTGTTCTCGACACAGAGACAACAGGACTTGACAGCTGGGTGTGCAAAGTCCGTTTGATCCAAATTTGTTCAGCCTCAGTTGAGGATATGAACGATCCAGTGTATGTCTTTGATGTATTTAAGACAAACACAGAAGAGCTGTGTAAGTATATAGAAACTAGGTCCACGCTGGTTGCGCATAACGCCAACTTCGATCTTCAGTTCCTGTCCTCTCTAGGTTGTGACTTCAAGAACAAAATATTTTGCACTTATATAGCGGAAAGAGTCTTACGTGCAGGTTTCAAAGAGAAGCGGATTGCCCCTCAGACGAAGAAGCCTTACTTCGCGGATGTTTCCTGCGGATTAAAAGCGGTCGCCAATCGTCGATTAAATATAGAAGTAGATAAAGAGCAGCAGACTTCGGATTGGAGTTCCGATGTATTGACAGAGGAGCAGCTTACTTACGCTGCCAAGGACGTAAAAATTCTGCCTCTAATAGCTAAGCAGCAGTACGAAGAGCTCAAGGAAGAAAATCTTCTGGAGATTTACTCACTAGAAAGTCAGTGTATTAGAGCTGTTGCGTCTATGTGTCGCAGAGGTTTTAACGTAGATGTAGCTAAATTAAAAGTTTTAAAAGTTAGAACAGAACAAGAGCTGGAGTCTAAGACAACAGAATTTATATCTGCCTTGGATGCGCGTTTGCCTGATGATAGGAAGCTTCCTAGAAACATCAACGGTGAGATTGCGATTGGCAAAAAAGCCAATAAAGAATTTAATCCTGGGTCAACTGCCCAAGTAGTGGCAGCGTTTACAGCGTGCGGAATTGAACTGCCTGCCGATGCAAACACGGGCAGGCCCACGCTGAACCAAGTAGCGCTATCTGAGTTCGATAGCGATGATCTAACATTGCGTGCATACAGAGAGCGAGCAAAGATAGAAACTAGATTAGAGCACGTTAATAAACTACTTGATAATATAAATCCTGTATCTCATAGAATACATTCAGGATACAATCAATTTGGCGCTAACTCGGGACGCTTCACGAGCAGTGGATCACCTCGTGTCGCCAAAACGAAGAAAAAAACGAGTTTCGGCGTTAATATCCAACAAATTCCACGATCAAAAGACTTCAGGGAGTGTTTTGTAGCCTCCCCTGGTTACAAATTAGTTATCTGTGACTGGGCTCAAATCGAACTTCGCTTGGGTGCTGAGTTAATCAATATCCCTCAGATGAAGGAAGCTTTTATTAAAGATATAGATTTACACACTCTTACAGCAAGTCTTATTTACAAGAAAAATATCGAAGAAGTTACTAAAGACGAAAGGCAAGATGGTAAAACGTTGAATTTTGCGTTGCTGTACGGTATGGGCTTTAGGAAATATAAAACTTACGCAGCCCAGAGTGGAAAAATACTCAGCCTTTCTGAGGCAAAAGTGGCCCACGCTGCCTTCCACGCGGCATACCCTCAGCTGAGGCATTGGCACAAAGAGCGGGCAGCCCTGGTTGCGGACGGTTGGACATACACTCGAACAGCTTGCGGGAGGAGAAGACTTTTAAGTTACGACGATGCTACAATGATGTGCAGTGCGAACACGCTGATACAAGGCTCTGGGGCGGATATACTTAAGATAGCAATATCAAAACTGAGTAAGTATCTGAACGAAGAAGCTTATTTAATAGCTTGTGTGCATGATGAAATTGTGCTCGAAGTAAAGGAAGATCTGGCTGAAGACTATAAGGTCAAACTCGAGAGTATTATGAGAGAAGCAGCAGAGACAGTTTTAAAAACTGTGCCAGCGTCTGCGGATGCGAGTGCGGGCGACTCGTGGGCTGCAAAATAAGATTACGTCGCCCCTAAAGGGGGTAAGGCGGCTAGTATTACAGCGAATATTTTAAACGTAATGGCGCTTGTAAAATTAGAAACCAACAACGATAAAGAGGTTTATACAGTCAAAATTAACCAGGGCTACCACGGTGTGGTGGTGGGCGACGACAATCTGTATGTGACTGCAGAAGCTTACGCGTCGCCTCTGGTAGCCGCAAACGCAGCGCGGAAATTAAAGCGTGAAAACAAAATTATCAAAACTGTTAAGAAAAAAAGTGATGTGACTTATACGGCTATCCAGACTAAAATACGCAGAGTCAAAAAGCTCTACACCGAAACCGAAGTGGCTTCATTAACCCATCTAAGGTTTCGAGAGAGTTGGGTTATCCTTAACTCTAAGGGTGAATACGTGAAAATAGTTCTGTCAGATAACACAGTGGTAGATTATTGCAAAAAAGAGGATCAAGCTAAAACATTTAAAACTTACGAAGAAGCTTCGGATTATCAGAAAACGCTTGACCGGGTGGTAAAAGCAGGACACACTCTAAGGCGGTATTTTGTCGAGGCTAACTAACTGTTGCTACACTGAATTAAGTTAAGCTACGTGTAATGGCTCGCCGTAATACCTCTGCAGTAGAGCGAATCGCTGGGGATATCTTAGGCTTTTCGCCCGACACGGAGAGTGAGCAGAGCGAATCAGTCTTAACAAAATACTTTCCAGAGTTGACTCTGAGGCTACCTGCAAAAGGGGCTCGAGGAGGGCGATTGGGTCGTTCGCAACAAACCGCCGAACAGGAAGTTAAATTCACTCCTAAAGAAATGGTGCAGGCGCAGACTCCTGCTCCTGTTGATTCGACTCCAAAAGTTCCAGACTACACAAGTCAGTTTAATGACCTTAAACAACAGATCTTGACGCAATCTCAAGAATTAGCGGCGCTTCGAGGACAGTTAAACAAAGGAGGAAGTGCTGGTAGCTCTGCCGGTTCCGAGGGTTCCGGTGGATCAACGGGTGGCACCACGCCGCCAACCCCAAGGCAACAGGCTACATCTGTAATTACAAATCTATATAAAGATGTCTTAGGACGTACTCCTGACGAAGAGGGTCTCTCCTATTGGCTTGATAAAGATCCCTTGTCTCAGGGCGGAATAACTCCTGAAGAGGAGGCACAGATGCGTACTTCCTTCCAACAATCACCAGAATATAACGTCAAAAAACTGTATAAAGAAGAGTTGGGTCGTACTCCGGATACGGCAGGGTTTGAGTACTGGACTAAACAGGATCCACGGATGTCCGGGGGTGTAGATCCTCAAGAATATAAAGAGCTGCAGCAGACCTTCCGCCAATCTGAAGAATATAAAACGCTGGCATCCCAAGGACCCAAAACAGAAACAGTACAACAAGCGTACAAAGAAGCTTTTGGGCGGGAAGCAGATCCTGAAGGCTTAAAGTATTGGTCTACCGTTGGCAACGCACCTACGGTGGGCGGTCTTAAAGAAGCTTTAACAGCTTCAGCAAAAGCTCAGCCTACGGGGGAAGATCGTATACGTTTGGCTTACCGGGAAACTCTCGGCAAAGATCCCGACGTGGAAGGCTTAAAGTACTGGTCTACAGCCGGCAACGCTGCGACGGACTACGAAGCCTTAAAAAATCAACTTCTGGTTGCCGCCGGAAGAAAGTAAACTTGCGTATCGATTTTGAAAGAGGGTTTTATCGATTCTTACAAATTAACACTAGAAGAAAATAGTAAAAAACTAACAATAACCATAAAAGCAAACGACAGTAACCACGCTCAAGCGCAGGCTTCTGACATTTGCAGAAGTTTAAACGCAACAGCGTTTGAACTGACGTACGGAAAGGGCAGGTCAGCCCCTCTGTCCAATTTGTTTGAAAAACTAGCTTTCAATACTTTTACTCACGATGAGTGCGTTGTTTGGGGAGGTAAGTACACAAACATGGCGCCATGCGTCTACGTACTAGGAAAACGAATATACGTAAAATATTTGATTTTGAAATATTTGGATATTCCCAATGATTTTGTTGTCAGACCTTCCTGCAAATGCAGAAATTGTATTAATCCCTATCACTTTACGTATCTAGATGCAAAAAACTCAAAACTGACAAGCGGAGATTTGAAGCTTCTAACGGCATATCGAAAGCAAGGTGCAGGTGTTACTCAAATAGCTAAAGCTTTCAATGTGCATCGGTCAACCATTTACAGAAAATTAAATGCAGCAGAGAGTGTGTGAGTCTTAAAAATCCACTTTTGAGACAAAGGGACAGATGTCCAAAAAACTGATAGCATAACGACGCCTAAAGCATTCGGTTCACCGAAAGCTCTGGCAAATACCCAAACGCTTAACGTCCCTCAAATGAATGTATTTATCATCGGTGTACGTATTACATCCACGGTGCAGGAAGATGAAGGCACTCTGAACGTCCTGGCTGAAGTCCTTCCTAACTCAGACAAGCGTGTACCGACAAAAGTCCAACTTCTCCAGAAGAAGGACCATTACGTTGGCAAGCTACTGAGCAAACTTAGTGTGAACGATACCGTTTTAGCTATCGGTCCTACCCGACCCACGCTGGATGGTGTTCTTCAGATGCAACCGATGTTGGTTGTGAGTCAGGATAACTTCAACGATCTGTTGGCGGTTAATCTCTTCATCATGACTGGGGGACTGGGTCCTAAGTCTGATGAAGTTGAACTGTCTGACACGACAGTAACTAACCGTTCGTTGGCCTGGCAGACAGAAACGAGCGAAACGGCTTGGGCAAAAATTACAGCCTGGGCGGAACTATCCAAACAGTTGGCTGAGCTTGCTCCTGGAACTCCAACCATTGCTGTAGGAAAGGTTTCGACTAGCGAGAAAGACGATAAATCCTATTTAAACTACAACGTGGACAAGATCCTGTATCTGCCAAAGTCCACCAAAGCTGCGCCTAAAACCGCCGCTGATCCTGAAAAAGGAAAAGTGACTGCAGCTGCTCTCGGTTCAATCGATTTCTCTCTCTGATTTAGGTAAACCTAATGGTGTTCATTGCTGGCCAATTCTCCGAAGACGAAATTCTGTGCAACGTCCCTCCTCATACACTACGGATTGATCTCCAAGCTCGAAGGTGGAAATCAGACGTTGATCCTGACAGCGCAATTGTTGATCGTAATGATAACGGTATTCCGATTGAGTTCATCCTTCTAGGTTTTACTCCATACTTCGGGAATCTTGGAATGCGTAATCAGGAGGAATTCCTCCGAATTGCGTACATCGGAGTTAGCCCTAACCATAGGTTGCTTCCTCCTCGCTGCGTAACAACTTCGATGATCTCCGGTAAATCATCGCAGAAAAACTTTATCAGTTACTTCCAAACCCTTTATAACAACCGCATTAACTGTGCCTCCGTTGTCACAGCAACTAAGTTTGTGACGCGGAGTTTTAACGAGCGGGACCCTATGACGGGTGCTGACGGAGCAAAAATCAATTTCAACGCACTTGAATTCTCTGACCGACCTTCGGCTACAGAGGAGGAGAAAAAACTCATTGGAGACATTGATGCGTGGATCCCGGACAAGGGCGCAGGACTCATCGCTGCCGCCCTCAAATCTCACATTCCTGGATCGGATCTGGTTGAGCTTCCACTTGGCGCAGACCACTCGGAGATTAAAGCGCAATTTGCTGCTTCAAGACCGCAGGGTCAGGAGCGAACCTTTGCTTCGGCTGCTGCTCCTGTTGCGGCTCTTAAGCCTGCTGTGGTGGATGTTGTTGATGAACAGGCTGATACTCCTAAGCCAAAAAAAGCCGTTCAGCTTACTGAAGATCAAGCAAAAGCCCTAGGACTCGAATTTTGAGCTAGGCTTCGGGTGCTCCAGAAACGGGGTAAAAAAGGGGACTCTGGGGTGGCAGTACTGTCGCCCCTTTTTTTTGCAGACTTATGAAGTACATTTCAAAACGAAAAAAAGTAGCGGGCTTGTGGGTCACAATCTACCTGGAGCAGATTTCCACGGGGGTCTGGAACTTGGCTCTAATCATGAACAAATCACGTCGAGCTACAAACGATTGGTACTGGAACAGGAAAAATAAAAGAGCTAGACGCGCGAAAAGACAACCCTCTAAGGGCTCTTTAAAACACTTACGCGAGGCGCTTCGGCTCGTAGTAGCAGCTCTAAAAGAAGTTCCAGAGAATCATCATATTTACACAGAGCCACAGTCGATAAGAAGCGCCGCACTCTCGCGGTATATCGAACGTCTCGGCTTTATGCCTCAGAAACAGGATGGTCTGTCGTTTTGGGTTTTAACAGCTCAGCGAAGGAAGGAAGTTCAGTACCGTTACGAGCACACCAACTAGCTAAACGAGAAAACAAACGATGCTGTATTTGATATTGCTGATGGACTGATTCAAAAATCTGTAAAAGCTGTTCGCGGTTCAGCTTTTTGGCGTCCATCATG